CACAAACTGTTACCATCGCTTAACATTGACTTATCTTAAAGAAAGTATATATTAATTAGTGAAAGGATTTTATGACAGAAAAAAGAAATATAAAAGAACTTGTCGATAAAGAATCGGACAACTTACATAACCTATTAGATCCAAGTGATGTTAGTGATTTTAAAGGTATGATTGAAGAATTAAGAGATACTTGGACTAAAAAACAAATATATAGAACTGAAACTGAAATGAGATTTTCAGTTTTAAGTGATATGAAATATCCAACTAACGCTGCAAAATATTGGCAGTGTGTTAGAGAACAAAATGTTTATCTTGAAAATTTAATGGCCATGTCTTTTGAATATAGAAGAAATGATGCAAAAATTAAATGGTTAGAAAAAAAATTAGAAAAAGAAACAGATGAATATAAAAAAGAATGTTATCAAATAGACTTAGACGAAAAACTATATAATAGAGCTTCTATGGAACTTACAGCTAAAGATAGAATGAGAGAAATTAAGCTATGGTCTAAAATTAAAAACGAAACTAACGATGGTACTTTTGATACAAAAAATGTTAATGCCCACCAATTAGAGTCATATCATAAAATAATGATTAATAGAAAAAATACTTTAACTCCTGGCTCTAGCCAACCAGAAGTATTCAATGTATTAGGTCAATTAGAGACTATCGAAAGAATTAAAAAAGAAAGAGGACAACTTGAAGATACCAAAAGAAAAACTATTTCTTCGCAACAGGGACTTGGAGCTAAATCCTAATAATCAAAAAAAATCTACTCTTTATAAAAAAGTAAGAGACCATATTAAAAAAATTGGTTATATTATAAATCCCTTACTAGCAATTGAAGATGGAGATAAATATAAAATTGTTTATGGCAATAACAGATATCTAGCAGGATTAGAATTAGGGTTTACAGAATTTCCAATTAAAGTATTGAAAAATGATAAAGTTCCTACTATAGTAGAGGCAACAAAAAGCTATAAAGAAATTAATTTAGATGAACTATAAAGTTGCAAGTTTAGGTCAAACCGTAATTAAATATCAAGTGCCTCTTAGTATTTATATGACTTTAAACCAAATTTATGAATCTAAGTTTAATAAATTAATTCCTGCAAATAAACAACTTGTAGGTAAAATTAAAAACGAACATAGTTTATTTTACAATGGTCAAGAAAGCGCTAAAATGATCAGGCACAATCATTTACCATTAGATATTTTAAAATGGTTTGAAGGGTGTTATTTACATTATTTAGATTGGAATAAAATAAGAGGTCACTCAATACATTTAATTTCTATTTGGGTTAATACTATGTTTGAAAATGAATACAATCCAGTGCACGTGCACCAAGGAGATTTATATACAGGTTTGTCTAGTGTTATGATTTTAAAATTACCACAAAGTTTTGGTGTAGAATATTCATCTCCTGATAATCCACAAAATGGAAAATTACAAATACTAGGTGCTGCTAATGGTCAATTTGCTCAAATTGATTATCAACCAGATATTAGAGAAAGAGATTTTTTTATATTTCCATATGATATGAGACACTGTGTTTATCCTTTTAATGGACCAGGTTATAGAAGAACCTTAGCTGCAAATTGTGATGTAGATTACAATCCAATTTTAAATAGAGGACTAGCATAGTGTATCATAATAAACAGATATCAGAACCAAAATGGAAAAGTTGGATTATAGAAACAACAAATCCATTACTTACTCCTCAACAATGTAAATTAGTTATTGATTGTGGGCGAAGACAACCACCACAAAAAGCACAAGTTGGTTTGAATACACCAGGTGGTGGAGTTGATACTAAAAAAAGACTAACTACTATTTCTTGGATACCTTTTAATGAAATGCCACAACTATATGATACCTTAGATACATTTATACAAAAAGCAAATTTAAATCATTTTGGTTTTGACAATGTAAGAATAACAGAACAAGCTCAATTTACAGAGTATCCAGAGGGTGGTTTTTATGATTGGCATATGGATACTGATGTGCTTATGGAACATGAACCACCAGTAAGAAAAATATCTATGACCCTTTTATTAAACCATCCATCAGAGTTTGAAGGAGGGGACTTAGAGTTAATGGTGCCAGGTAGATTTAAAAAAATAGAACAAGGACATGCAATATGTTTTGCATCTTTTATAAACCATAGAGTTAATAAAGTTATACGTGGTGTAAGACAGTCTCTTGTTGTTTGGTTTGGAGGGACACCATTTAGATGATTAAAGAGCAATTTTTTCCTACAACTATATACGGTAAAGACATTAATTTAGATACTGACCAATTAGCTAAAAACATTATTAATTGGTCTAAAGAAGATGAGGGTGTAAAAAAAACAAATGTAAATGGTTGGCATTCTAAAACTGAAATGCACACAAGACCTGAATATAAACAATTAGTTAATGAATTATTTAAAATGCAGTTTGAAATATTTAATGAAGAGTGGTTAGATAGAGAACCACGTCTTGGAAATATGTGGGCTAATATTAATTACAAAGATGGTTATAATAAATCACACATACACCCAAACTCTTTATTTAGTGGTGTATATTATGTAAAGACACCACCTAATTGTGGACCAATAACTTTTTATGATCCAAGACATGGAATTCAATCTAATATGCCTATTAGAAAACCAGGACAACCACCTAAACATTTATGGAGAGAAACTAAAATAGAACCAAAAGAAAATAGAATATTAATGTTTCCTGCATGGTTGTGGCACTCAGTTGAACCTAATCAATCAAATGATATGAGAATATCAGTAAGTTTTAATTTTATACAAAATGGCTTTCAATAAATATCAAGTAATCAAAAATGCATTAAGCTACGAGTTAGCTAATTTTATATTTAATTATTTTATGTTAAAACGTGATGCAGCTAAATTTATGTATGATAATAATATTATACATGACAATGGTATGTTTGGCACTTGGACAGATGCACAGATACCTAACACTTATTCTCATTACGCAGATCCTGTCATGGAAACATTGTTGATGAAAGTGTTACCTAAGATGCAACAAGAAACAGGATTACAATTAATCCCCACATATTCTTATGCCAGATTATATAAAAAAGGTGACGAATTAAAAAGACACAAAGATAGACCTTCTTGTGAGATATCTACTACAATAAACCTAGGTGGAGACCCCTGGCCTATATTTATCGACGATACGGGGTCTGACAACGTCATAGACGAGTATAAGAATATACATAAGCCCAATGCACCCAAAGGCACTAAAGTCTTGCTTGATGTAGGCGATATGCTAGTATATAGTGGTTGTGAATTAGAGCATTGGAGAGAACCTTTTGAAGGCAATATTTGTGGGCAAGTATTTCTTCATTATAACCATGTAAATGGTCCTTTTGCTGAAAAGAATAGGTTCGACAAAAGGCCAATGTTAGGTCTTCCATCATTTGTGAAGGCATAATAAAATGAGGTTATATGCTACAAAAAATAGGTTTTGCACCAGGAATCAACAAACAAATATCTGCAACCACAGCTGAAAGTCAGTGGATAGATTGTGATAACGTTAGATTTAGATATGGCACACCAGAAAAAATAGGTGGCTGGAGACAATTAGGAGAGAGTAAATTAACTGGTGCCGGCAGAGGTCTTCATCATTTTGTAAATAGTAAAGGTAGAAAGTATGCGATTATTGGAACTAACAGAATTTTATATGCATACTCAGGGGGAATATTTTACGATATACATCCGATTAAATCAACAACAACTCTTACAAGTGCATTTACCACGACTAACGGATCAGCTGTTGTTACAATAACTTTTAGTGGGTCTCATGGCATAGGTGAGAATGATATAATTTTATTAGATAATTTTTCTTCAATAACTAATTCTAATTTTGCAGCTGCTGATTTTAATGATAAAAAATTTATGGTTACATCTGTGCCATCAGCTACAACTATTACAATCACAATGCCATCCAATGAATCAGGATCTGGTGCAACAACATCAGGTGGTATTAGGGTACAACATTACTATACTGTAGGACCAGCAGTGCAAGCAAAAGGTTTTGGTTGGTCTCTTGGATCATGGGGAGGAACAGCAACCGGAGTTGCAACAACAACCCTAACATCAGGTATTAGCGACTCTGCTACATCAGGAATTACTTTAACAGATGCCAGTTTGTTTCCAACAACAGGAACTAGTTTTGTTAAAATAAACAATGAGGAGATATCTTACACAGGAATATCTGGCAGTGAACTTACTGGTGTTACAAGAGGTGTAAGAGGCACGACAGCTGCTGCACATAACGGTGGAGACACTGTAACAAATACCACGGACTTTGTAGCATGGGGTGAGGCAGCATCAGGTGACTTGGTATTAGAACCTGGTATGTGGTCTCTAGATAATTTTGGTGATAAAGCCATTTGTTTAATTCATGACAACGCTGTATTTGAATGGAACTCTGCTGCATCTAATGCAGAATCTACAAGAGCAACAATTATATCTGGTGCACCAACTGCATCGAGACACATGTTGGTATCTACACCGGATCGTCACTTAGTATTTTTTGGAACAGAAACAACTATCGGAGATACATCGACACAAGATGATATGTTTATCAGATTCTCGGATCAAGAAGATATAAATACTTATACACCAACAGCAACCAATACAGCTGGTACACAAAGACTGGCCGACGGATCACAGATCAGAGGAGCTATTAGAGGTAGAGATTCAATTCTTATCTGGACTGATACAGCGTTATTTACACAACGTTTTGTTGGTCAACCTTTTACCTTTGCGTTCGCACAGGTTGGAACAAACTGCGGACTCGTTGGACAAAATGCATGTGTAGAAGTTGATGGTTCTGCATACTGGATGTCAGAGAATGGATTTTTTAGATACGCAGGTAAATTAGAATCATTACCTTGTTTAGTAGAAGATTTTGTTTACGACGATATAAATCTAGCATCAGGTAATCAGATGGTATCTGCTGGGTTAAATAATCTCTTTGGTGAAGTAATATGGTTTTATCCAACTTCTTCATCTTCTGTTGTAAATAGAATGGTTGCATATAATTATT